GCTGAAGTTCTGCGGTAGCGTCTGCGATAGCGTCCACTTCACGCCGTACTGCGTAGTCTCTTGCTCCATCGCCGCGAATTCATCAGCATCAAAGGACAGATCTGTATACGTTGTGCTGCCGATAGTCGCCGAACGGTCAACGGCAAACTGGCCCTTGGCGCTCACGAGTGCGGCTTTCAGAGTGTTTTTGTCGGCCTGAATCACGGGATTATACGGAAACTCAAAACGTACCAGCGGTGGCCCTTTAACGTGCCGCGCCGGGTTACCGCTTTGCGAATCGGAGATGCTCGTCACGCAGTGGTAGATCTGCGTGAACGGGTAGAGCGCGGTCGAGGTGCCGCGAATGACGGGAAGCGGTGTCGGCATCAGACTCCGGCGCGAAGTTGGGTTGAGAGCCGCCCGTCGTGATTCTGAAGATGCGTGGCCACCGCATCGCCGATGGCTGCATGATTACGGTTCGCGAAATCGACAAATGACTGTGAGTCCATCGCCTGGATGATCACCGTCTGCTTCGGCGGCGCGTTCGAGACTGGCGTCTGCCCGGTTCCCTGCGGTCCCGCGGTATATGGTGCCGTTTGGTAGCCCGGCACATCGTAATAGGTTCTCTGCCCGTTCACCACGCGCGAGGTGATGTAGGGCTCCGCTACTGTCGGCACAGCAGAGAAGTTCGACGTTCGCAGGCCACCACGGGCATCGAAGTCTTCGTAGGTGCCGCCCGGGCCCTGCGTCACGTGCAATGCCGTAGGTGCCAGATATTGGCCGCTCGATAATTCATTGAAGATGCCCTTGGCACGTTGCTCTGGACCGGTACCAATCACGGAACTCAGGATGCTGGCGAATGCAGCGATGGGTGCCGCTATAAGGCCGAGTCCAGGGATTGCGGATGCCGCCCCTGCAATCGCGCCGATACCGCCTAAAGCGCCGCTGGCCCCACCTTTGGAAAACTCCTTAACGGCCGTCATGACGCCAGTGGCCGCCGCCGCTGCAACGCTTACCCCTTGGCCGATCTGCGTTGCCGTCGATGTAACGATGGGATTGCCGTATTCGTCATGGGGCGTGCCATCTGGCCCATAACCGACAGTTCCCTTGGGATTCCCCATCCAAGCAGAGATGGCCGCAGAAGGTCCACCAATGCCCCCAGCGAACTTTGAGAGCGTGGCCGCTATGCCAGTAGCCACGGAAGGCGCGGCAAACGACATCGTTGGGCTGAAGGCGTTGAAGCTGCTTGGGAGGTCATAAAGCGATGTTCCGGCCCCGCCCATAGCGTATGAAGACAAACCGCTTGGCGAACCGCCCCCAAACATTGAAGGGCTGAAGGCATTGAAATTATTCGGGAGATCATAGAGACCGCCCCCAGTATTGAATACATCGGGGGGCCCGACAAACGGACCCATGCTGCCGCCGCCTCCCCCGCCACCCCCAAATGTCGGCGGTGCCGCACTGCTTACAGATCCGGGCGTTATGCTGCTGGGCGCACGGCCTCCACTCAGCAGGGTTCTGATATCGGTCAACAGGCCCACCGTGGTGCGCGTGTTATCTGCCGTCTGCCTCGCGGGGTCTGCTTTCGCGGAATCGAGCACCGTACCATGCAACAAGTTGCCAATGAGAGTCGGATTGCCGCTTGAATCCGTCTGGCCAGGGATCGCGCCGCCCAGTATATGCATGGCGCCACCGACGATAGGGCTTGCCGCATTCTCGAAAAGCTGTTTTGCCTGCCCGATGGCATAACTGTGGAAGAACTGATTTGTGGTACGGCTGTGGAGTGCATCGAACAATGAGCCGGCGAACGATTCCGCTTCCTGCTTTTGCTGGATCTGGATTTGCACAAGGGCTTGATCGCGCTCTAACTCAGCAGCGAATCTACGATCTGCCAACTGGTCCTTGGCGTCCTGTCGTGCCATTTCCTTTTCGTCCTCGGTATCCTTCGCCTCAGCAATACGTTTCAGTGCCGCATATTCGTCATCGGCGTACTTCTTTTTCAGTTCGTAAAGCACTGTCGCTTGCTGGGCCTCTGGGACATCGGCGAGATTCGCTTGCGCGGAATACAGCCCAAGTCCGCGAGTGGTTCGGTTGCGGGAGTCGCGGAGTTGCTGTTCCGGGGAGATCCCCAATTCGGGGACGCCCGCGGGACCGCGCAGCAGAGAACTGCCTGCGGCATTGCGGTACATCTCTTCCACGGACTTTTTAATCGTCTGATCCCCGATTACACGCTGACCGTTTTCATCGGTGAAGTGCATAATATCAGGGGCACTTTTATCAATTTCCTGTACACTCTTCTGCCATTCGGCAACGAAGGTTTCCAATGCCGCCTTCGCCAATTTGTCGAAGCTATCGTAGACTGAAGCCGCAAATGCCGGATTTTTTCGAATCTCGTCTGCGCGGTTCGTCTGCAGAACGCCCAGTTCGGAAGAAAACTTACCGATGGTTCCTATATCCGGGCCACCGAGTCCACCGGCTTTCTGCAATGCGTCCGTGGCCTTGCGGTCCAGTTCAGCGATGCGCTCCTTTTGCGCGATGAGTTCCCGATTGGCCTTGATCTGCGCTTCGATGCTCTTAACTACTGCCTCTTGCGCGGCTACCTGCTGCGAAATCTTCTCGTTCGAGGTTATATCGCCGCCCTCTGTCGTAAACTGCGCATTCCAGGAGATTCCCTTTTGAAATTCCTGCCGCAATTCGCCAAGTTTCTTTTTCGCCTCCTGGAGTTTAGCCTCGTCGTCAATAGGCGCGGTAAAGTCCTTTATCCTTGAGTTGTTGAAGGCCACCATAGGATCTATAACCTTGTACTGCACGTATTTGTGCATGAAGGCTTGGTCATCCTTAGCGTCACCCTTGAGCGCATCGCCGAGGACATCGGTTCTAACCTGGTTGGTGCCTAGAAGAAGTCTCCTGAAGTTTTCGACCCATCCGCCACCTACTCCCTCCAGACTCGTCTTATCGCGCGTCGGGTCGAACTCGGTAGCTTTCTGGACCGCAAAGGCTATCGGTGCAACAATCCCACTCTCCATTTCGAGCTTCAGTTTGCTCCACATGGCACCTATGATCGTCAGGGATTGCTGATATTCTTTCCAACGAGCCAATTCGTCATTGTTTATGCCAAGTCCGTGCTGTTCGAAGAACTCAGTATTCTGACGGAGAGCAAGCAGGGTCGGAATCAGTTCAATGCCGCCACGTCCAAAAACCTTAACGGCAACGGCGTTGCGCTCGAATGCATCTGGCATCTTTGCCAGACCATCGGCAATCTGGAGGAAAATATCGGAAGTCGGGCGGATCTCTCCAGTGACATCCCGGAACTGCACCCCGAGTTGCTCTAGCCCCTTTCGAGCCTTGGCACCTTGATCCCCGGTGTCCGCGATTCCCTGCGACAGTCGCCGCATTGCGGTATCGAAGACGCTGATATCCTGTCCCTGCGCTTTGGCCGCGAAAGAGAACGACTGCACCTCGTTGCGGGCTAGGCCGGTCTTCAGGGATACTTGCTCAATTTGAATGGCATAGCTCGCCAGATCCTTGGCAAAGCCTGCCACTGCGACACCGGCCGCAGCAAAAACAGCACCCGCAGCGGCAACGCCAGTTCCCACGGGGCCCAATGCCTTCAGGGCATTTTCCGCAGCACTTCCGAGGGCCTGTAGAGGGTTCTCAATGCCCTGCTTTACTTTCTCCGCGAAGGCATTGAATCCGGGATGGTCGTTTACCTTGTTGGCTTTTTGCGTGGCACCGTCAATTGAGCCTGAGAGCTTGTCGAATGACGCCGCGAGTGCCTGTACATCGGCAGTACCGACCGATTGCGCGGAGATGACCGAGGTGAAATTAGTGGTAGGCATCAGGCTACCTTTTTCCAAAGGCGCTTTGCTTGGCTCAGTGCGTTCGCACCGATCAGGCCCATCGTATACAAATACTCCGCCACACCCGTCTGGAAGATATCCGCAGCAACAGAGGTCAGTTTGCGAACCGAATCATCATCCCAACCCCACCACGGGGCCCGGCGTTCATTGGCCCGTGCCTTGATGCGGCTCACGTTGCTTGTAATGGAAATCGTCGCCTGCCGGTCATCCAATTGATTGATGCGGATATCGTCGAGGAGGTGGCCGTCCTTGCCGGGACCGTACAGATCTCGGATTGGCTGTAGACCATGAGCGGCCTTCCAATCCGCATATGTCTTCTGTCGGAATACTGCCTTGCCGTTTACTCGTGCTACGAAGATGCTACGGGAACCACCCTTGAGCGGCGGCATCTGCTGACCGTCTGAGCCAATTCCCGCACGGGCTTGGGCAACCTGAAGCACAATGCCGTAATCGGCGAGTTGTTTGATCTGCTCCGCTTTCGACCAGTTCATCGGCCCTGCGGAGGTGCGCACAAGCTTATCTTCGGTGTCACGAAAGCGTCCCACCTGTCGGCCGTCTTTCCAGGTCTTGATTGTGATTTTGGGAAGGGGCATTTATTCAGCGGCGGGCGCGTTCGGCCATTTTGATATTGATGGCCTTTTGTGCTGCCGCTTCCTCACGCTCGATCTCATATTGCAGAAGGTTTGCCGCCTCAAACCAGCGCACATCCCACTGCGAGGAATCAATGCCGTAGAGCGCACCGCCCAGTTTGGATACACGCCGCGCCTCGAAAAACTGGCGAATGAACTTCTGGGATTCCGGGGTGATGACAGAGACGGGACAGGCCAACGATTCAACAGGCACGTCCCATGAGACTTCGCCGTCCGATGTCTGATAATGCGCGTGCCAGGATGGCTCCGATCTGCCATGGAGCGCCGACTTTTGATGTTCGGGACACTCGCACTTTCCAGGGCCGTGGTATTTCAGGCAGCCGAGACTAAGGTCATTTCCTGCTTCTCTACAAGGTCCGCACTGACGGGCTTCGTATCCACCGCTGCGGCCGAAGTGGATGCCGATCCTAAATTTTCCGCCTCTTCTGGCAACAGGCCGCACTCGCGCTTAACGGCGAGCATGATCTCCTGATAGAGTTCATCCGGCCCATGCTCCATGATCAGGTCGAGCGTGGCGGGCGAGGTGGCATCCTGTCCATCCGGGCCTGGATAGGTGATGTCCAGATCCTCAATACGTAACAGACAGAAACGCGCCGAGACGGGCTCCATTTCGTTGTCGTTGATCTTGTTTATCTGCGCCCACAACTCCACCCACCGCTTCAGCTTGTCCTCTGGGAATTCCACTTTGCCAACCGGCACTTTCAGTGCGGCTTCCTCTTCGGTGGACCCATTGGAAATCGCCTGATCGCGCTCCGGCTGTACGAGAGCGATAGCCGCCGAAATTGCATCTCGCCGTTCCGTGTCGAGCGGGGTGAACTCTTCATAGAGCGGTCGCAGCCGTTCGCGAAAATGCGACAACTGATCTTCCAGTGTCTCCGCACGCCGCTTCGTCATCTTCTTCAGCACGAAGCGGACTCCGGGGAAGGACTTGCTTTCGATGGTCTTGGAGGAAATGTGATGAACCATAAACCTTACGTAATAACCAAAGCTAATGCATCGTCCGCGCCAATCGTGGTGTCGTATGCTTTGATGCCGCTCCAGGCGAGGGCGCGGCGGTCGCTGCCCTGATCCAGCGTATAGGCAGGCAGCAGACAATTTTTGCAGGTAAACGTCCAGCGATTCCCCGCGACAGTGCCGATCTGGAACACCAGATTGACCTGCGTCTTGTCCACCATGGCTTTTTGCTTCAGACTCTTCAGATTGGTGCTGTCATCGTCATAGAGGTTCATGTCGATGGAGACAGTTCGAAGGCCAGGGACCGGAGCAGCACCGTAGTAGGAATTGAAAACATCCAGAGGCAGGCTCCTCGGCACTGCAAGTGTGATCGAAAAGCTGCGCAGCGTCGTATAGGTGTTGCCGTCTAAGGTGATTGCCCCGACAAATCCAGCCGGAGGCTTGCCATTGACGGTCGGGGTCGGCTCCGTGGTCCAAGTAAGAATTCCACCGGAGCCGACCGTATCCATGTTGACGTCAGCCAATTGATCGGTATCGAACGTCCACAACGACTGGCCCGAGAACTCAAGCATCGGCACGTCGCCGCCGCCCGTGATCTTCAGTTGCGTGCCGACTGCGGATACCGCCAGATATTGAGCGGCTGTCTGCGGATCGTTGTAATGCCAGATGGACGCGGAGTACGACAGATCGGCGAGCCCATAGGTCGCGCTGACGCCGGCAGAAATGGTCACTGCCTTGCCGAAAATCAGCTGTAGGAGCACATCGCAATCCGGCTTCACGCCTGCGGCGCCATTGCCGGCCATCGACATGGAGGCATTCCAACTGGCGCTCTTGCGCCCCGGGATACCCAGGATTTCGCCGAGTGAGCCGGTCTTATCGGGACGCGGAATGATGGGCTGCTGGGCCGGAGTCGCAAACTGCGTAATCAGGCAGGCGTTCGTCCCCACCGGGGTAACCGCAGTGCCGAAGGTGGTTTCGAGAACGGGAAAGCATTTCTGATTTCTTGTAAAAACCGGATTCGCCATGGCTGTTACACTCCTTCTTCAATGGGGGCGGGAATATCTGCGGGCACGGGCAGATGTTCAGCGGCCCATGCTTCGCGGATTTCGTGCAAAACCGTCAACGCCTGCTTTTTCTTTTCCAAGAACTCAGGAACAGCCTTGATGGTGATGAAGCCATTCGGCCGCATTTCCTGACGGTCATGGGAAGATGCAACGGCGTATTTCTTGAGCCACAGGGCCGTCTGTGGGTCCTTTGGATCGAAGATCGCGTCGAACTGCTCTACTGGAATGCAGGGAAGACCACCGTGCATTTTGGTCTGTTCGGCGAGGTCTGGGGGTAGATCCACGCGCTGCCCGAATCGCGTCAACTTAATGCCGGCGCCGAGCACTTCGCTATGAGCGCCAAGAAAAACAAAGGTCGTAGCCATTACACGTTCACCTCAAAAGATGCTTGGTATTCGACTTCCTGCACAAACCCGGCCTGCTTCTCATCCGCATCGGTCCATTCGCGCGGCGGAGTTGCCTGCCATGCAAGATCCCCGCGATAGGTGATAGGCGAGAACTCCGGGATCAATGCCGACAACACGGCCGATTCGGTGGCTTCCCTTAAATCGGTAAGCCCAAAGGAGACGCGCCCCTGTATCGCGAGAAAGAAACGCCAGTGGGCGAAAACATAGCCAGAGAAGTCCCGCGGCATTTCTCTCTGCCCTGCTGGATACTGACCACCCTCACCCGTCCACATGGTCAACGCCGGCAGGATCGGCTCATGAAAACGAAGAAGATCTTCAAGGGACCAGTTGCCGTGGAAGTAGTTTTGCGGCAAAGACGTGCTGTATCCGAAATTGAGGCTGTAAGCTAAACTGCTGATGCCGAAGTCGCCGCAGGCCGTGCTGAGATCGGAATTGAAGCTGGATGTGAATTGCGTTTCGAGCGCCTGGCGTACCAGCCGTGAAACTATTACCGTGCTCATGCCGGAGTTCCTGGCGGGGGATCAGTTTGGCGATGTAGAGCGAGGATAAACAGCCCATAAATATCCGGGATGGCCACCTTTGCGACAATGTATGCCGTGCCATTGGACCAGGTGACAATATCGCCACGGAGCGGGGTCGTAACCACCAACGGATCTATTTCAACGTCCATGAAATAACCCGGCGCAGAGGACTGCAAAATATTGGCAGCGCCCGCTGGAAGCGCAACTGTCTGAACCGGGGTGCCCCCCGTCGGCGTGTAGGTAATCGGTTCACCGAGTTGCGCAAGCAGGGTCGTCTTGGCACCGAGCACAGCTTGGGCAAAAAGGGAAGACATGGTAGGAAAAACGGGGCGGCTGAACACCGCCCCGATCAAGTGCTAGGGGAGAGATTAAGCGTTGGAGGCTAAGACGTACGGCACCCAACCTTCAATCACGCCGGCCGTCACGGTTGCGACGGCGATGGTGATGTTGAGTTGGCCTGCGGCCGTCATTTTGAATGCAGTCGCCGCCCCGGCCAGCACGGCATCCAAGGTGAATGAGGTCTTGGCCGTCGCCGCGAGAACGGACGTAGCGCTCGACCCGGCAACGGTGCCGACAGAGATCGTCGCCGCGCCACCCGAGGTAACCGCCGTTGAAGAGTTGATTACCGCATTCGCCGGCTGCACCAAGGCGTTCGCCGGGATGCTGTCGCTGATCGAGGGCGTGATAGCCCCTACCGCTCCGCCGTCTACCGCAAAGTTGTAGAGGAAGTGGGCTAGTCGGATGGCACCGGACTGATCCGAAGCGGCAGGAAACGAAGCGTTCAGACGAACCCGGACGGTCGCATCGCCCGATCCACCGCCGAGGGCATTGACTCCGCTTGGAGTGGCCAGAACGGACTGTCCGATGTGCATGTTGCCACCGGAAGTGGAGGTGCAAACCTTGGTGGCATTGTTCCAGTACACGGCAGAGTCGTCGGCGAACGTGCTGGTGTCTTTGGCAATGTCGAACACGCCGGTTAGCTGAATGTCTCCGTTGTCATTGAGAATCTGGGTATTGGAGGCGATACCAAAGATATTGCCCACCTGAACGCCTCCGCCTGAAGTTACGGCATACGGGAAGACGATGGTGATGGTATGGCCTTGCTGAACGTAGTTTTTCATTTGAAACTCTCCTATTGGTTTGGAGTGGCTATTGCCGCCCCGCTGCGGGCAAGGCAGGCCGCTCGCGCAGCCTGCCCGAAATGAACAATTACACGCCGGCGTTAAATTGCAGGCCGCGAAAATCGAGGGCCGCCGCTGCGAAATCTTCACGGCACTTAATTTCGACACCGTCGATTTCCCAACCTTGACGAGTCTCGATGTACACGCCAGTCTGGCCTTCCAGATAGCAGTATTCAATCGTGTCGATCTGAGCGGGGTCAGCTACCACATACCAACCGGTGGTGCTGTTGGCGTCGAGACGGGGCTCGACAACCGGAACGGTAGAGCGCACCCACTCCGGCACAACCTTGGTCACGTCGGTGGATGCGATGTTCAGCGGAGCGATCATTTGCAGAAGCGTGGTTTCCAGGACCGTCGGGACCAAGACGAACCGGGGAATCAAGTTCAGGTGCGTGCCGTTCTGCGCGGTCTGCTGGCGCATCTTGGCACGGCCTTGAGTGAGGCCGGTTGGCGGAATGGCGGCTCCGAGAGCCAGGGCGCTGCCCGCGCCGGTGAAGTAATTGTTGTGGCCGGCGACGAAGCAGGCCAGGCCGTCTTCGCCCATCACCTGATTGCTGGTGAGCACGGCCCAAACCGTATCCGACTCCATCTGTGCCGCCGAGACTCCCAAGAGACCGGGGACGCGAGTGAAGGCGTTCAGATCGTCGTTGATGATGGCCTTGCGGGTGATCGAGGTGATTTTACCGAAGGTCTGGAGCGAATAGCTCTGATTCGTGTCGCTCAGGTTAGCGCGGGTATATTCGCCCTTTTCATTGAGCTTCTTCAGGGTCGGCGCGTCACTCAACTGCACGCGGTTGATCGGCTTGAAGTCCTGCGCCGTGACCTGCCGGCAGAAGGGTTGGAACGTGCGGGGATAAGCCTCGTAGGCTTGTCGCAGGGTCTTGTTCGCGACGTTCGCGAGGATCGACGGGAAGTCGCTCGTGGTCTCGGCGCCACCTCCGAAGAAGCTGACGTCGCCATATTCACGGGGGCGCATCGTCTCGGGCATTGCACCTTTGAGTGCCCGCTCGGCAATCTCGCTGTTCGATAACCGCTTCACCTGCACTCCAGACATGGACAGGCACTCACGCGCCATGTCGATGAGAGAGTAATTGGCAAATTCGCGGGATTTGGCCGCCAGTTCCTTCTGCGCCGATTTCATCCGGTCGTGCTTGTCGGAATCGTCTCGGTGGAAGTGCTGCTCAACGCCTTCGTGGTTGAATGCCTTTCCCCAATCACTGTAGAAGTTGCTATTGAGGCGGAACAGGATGGATGCTTCCATCTGCTCACGAACCGTCTGCCGACCGTCCCGAGTGATGGTAACATCTCCCTGAATCGGAACTTGAGTCCCGTCGGTCCCCATTTGACCCTTTTCGGCGAGGGCGGCAAGCGCCGCGATGCTAAATTCGTCGGCCGTCTTCCCTTCGTCAACGAACTTCTGGACGAAAGGTTGCCCAAGAACGGTGAGAAACTTGGTCGCACGAGCAGTGATATCCGCCACGCGCAACCGCTCCGATTTTACTGCGCTGTCAGCCGCGGCAGTGGCCGCGAGCTGCACTTCTTTCTGACGGGCCTCTACGCCCGCGTCCTGGGTGTTAGGTTCCACAGGTTGCTCCTTCATTGGGCTAGTTGCCCGTGCTGCTGCTTGACCCTGGCCGTGAGGCTGGGCTGACAGAAATTGCGTTGTGAAATCTGCCGGAATAGTGACCGGTGAAATCTCGAATGGCTCCCAATCGGTAGCCGTGAACGCCGAGATATCTGGCGCTCGTCCTTCCGCTCCTGGCCCTTCGGTCTGTGCGCTCACCTTGGAGGTGGGGGCTTGATTAGGGCTCTGCTTTTCCTTTTTGTAAATCCAGGCGCCGAAACTGAGATTGCGCACGATGCCGGTTTTGGCCTTGCGGTACAACTCGGCGCCGTCCGGGGTGGCCGTATCGAACTGGAGAGTGGCCATGCCCTTTGGGCCGTCCGACCATGCCTTCTGGACTACGCCGACTTGCGCCTTGGTGCCGATCTTGCCGCTTACAAGGTTGGCCAGAATCGACTTGAAATCGTCGCCGGTAAAGTGGGTGTCGAAGATTGGAGCGCCGGCATTGAGCCTGCCCATCCGGCAACCGTCCATGTCGAGATTCAGCATGTAGGGGTCGCCGGATTCCTGGTCGATTCTCGGGACGGTGGCACCGCCATACCAGACGCAGTCGATGGTGCCGTCTTTATCGTTGGCCGTGCTCGCTACGAATTGCGCATCCGGGGCTTCGCCTGTACCGCCGCATTCCGGGCAGGTCTCGCCGTCCACCTTGCCAGTGCCGTCGCATTCCGGGCAGTCGCCATCCGCAGCCATCTTTGCAGCGGGAGCACCGAAGAACTGAGCACCGCCCGCGTCCTTCCGCAGAACGTCCAAAAGCGTGCTCTGCGACTTCGGGTCCACCAGCGCTGCTAATATCTGCGCCTTGGCGGTGAGCGCCTTTTCTTTGTTCCCCATCACGAGGGTCAGAAAATTGGTAACGTAATCCGTACCAGTGAGAGCCAACGGGTCAATTCCTTCGGCAGAGCTTTTCAATTCGGGTGCCTCCATTCCTGCATCTTTATAGTGGGCGGCCAAGTGGGAATGGACGCCAGCCCTGTCCTCGGCCGGGATATCCAAGCCGCCGCCGTTCAGTCGCCCCATGGCGGATTCGACGCCGCTCATGTTGGCCGCACCCACCGTTCCGTTGTCGTTCACGTTATGGTGCGGCAATTTGTAAGCGCTTTTTTTCGTTTGGTCCATGCTGTCATCGACCCAGGCGTGCATGTCGTGGAGCGCTGCTTTCGATGGAGAGTCCCCCATGCGCTTCAGGTTGGCCCCGGCATCCCACGATCCCGTCTTGTCGACAGGGGTATGGTGGACGCCAATCGCGCCCAGTTCCTCCACGGTCTTTTTACCCATGAGAGACATGGTGGCCTCCTAAATCTTCTCGGCGATGTACTGCGCTTCCCCGCCGACACGCTGCAGTTGCCACTGCTGCTTCTGAATCCAACTCATATGGCCCTGCTTGCCGTCATCGCCCATAGCGTGCCACTTCGAAAGGTGCTGGAAGTAATGAAAGTTGGGCATGTCCTTCAGATCCCAGAAAGCCACCGTCATCTCGGCATACCGCACGATTGCGGCGGTTTCTGCTTGCCTGAGAGATTCCAGCATCTCCGTCAAACTGTCGGCCGGCTGCGCGGGAGATGGGGCGATGGTGGGCGTGGATTCCAAGAATAGAATGCGCCCGGCCAATTCCTTCTCATAGACCTCGCACTGGTCACCTAATTTTCCGAGACCGTCCGCGATGCTCAAACCAAAGCGTGAGGCGTCAAGTTGATATGCGAAGTAGCGCAGCGCCAAGGAGGCTTCCATATTCAGAGACTCTTGGAGTAGAGCGATAATATGAGGATCTACTTGCATTGGTTAACCCCCTACGAAACGAAGGTGCGCTGCGTAAGGCTGCGCGTTGACATGGCTTCCATGCGCCATCTCTTCTGGCCGGACTCGATCAACTCCTTGACGTCGGCGAAATCCTCTTCGGTAAGGGCTGTATTCTTGACCGTTCCGGGAACCGCTTTGGAGGTAGGAGTGCGCTCCTCTGTTCCCGCAGCTTGTTCCTGGCCGCGGAGGGTGGTGTTGCGCGGATCGGAATCGAGGATGATTTCAAATTTGTCCAGAAGTTTGTTGAAGAGTGCAATCTGCTGAATCTGCACTGCAGGGTCAAACCCGTTCTCAATGACAGCCTCGAACCACGTCTTTCGGCCCATGCGAATATCCTTGAGGACCGCGTCGGCGTCCTTCACCGGATCGACGGATTCGAAGCGCGGTGCCGTCCATTGCGTGGAATAGAGGTGGACGGACGGATCCGTCAATACTCGGCCGGGGATCTTTCCGATAAGTACCAAGGTGTCGATGAACCGCCGACGCACCGGCATTGCAAACTGGGGGATCATTGTGAGCCAGCGCAGGTTTTCCACGTTGTTGCGGAGCCCCAGCATTCCGCCGCGCCAACTGGAATAGTTGACTTGGCTCATATCGCCAGTGCCCAGCTCATAGGGCATCCCGATGCCTGCCATGATGCCCTGCAATTCGGTCATCTTGTATTCGCGGTACCCGCCGGTGGCCTGAGGGTTGTTGAATTTCACATCCTGCCCGGGTTTCATGTACTCGACCATGCCGGGTTCGAAATTCTCCACAGGCTTACTGGTGATGGGGTCCATGTCCTTGTTGATGCCGAATGGAGATCCCAATGCGCCTTCGGTCTGCGTCACCATGGCCACTACGCACGCCTCGATCTTCTTTCTCATTCGCTCCGCATCGCAGTAGTCGTCCAGATCCCGGAACGCCATCATGGAAGGCGTGAACCACGGCACCCCCCGTACCTGCCCGGGACGAAGGACGCGGTAGACGTGCATGATCTGCTCGGCCGGCACCGGCTGGCTGATAATGCCGCCACGGGGATTAAGGATCAGCACGCCGCCCGGGTGGTAACTGAACAGCCAATAGGCTTCCCGTCTCCCAATCAAATCGAACTGCACGCCCTGCATGACGTGTCCGTTCACCAATCCCATGGTGCGGGCTTGATCCAGAAAGTCCGCTTCCAGCAATTGAAGCTGAAGGGGCACCCGGAGATTGTCTTGCGCCAAACGCGGACGGAAGCGAATCAGTTCTTCACCGCTCTCCGCAGTGGAGCGCAGGACAAGGGACTGCATCCCGTAGAAGTCCAAGCGCTGCGGGGTGTCGCACTGCTCCGCGAAGTAGGGCCATTCGGTGTCAATGATCTTATCCAGATCGGGGTCGCCTGTTTTCGCCTGCGGGACAATCCCGGTACCGATCGTATTACCTACCAGTTCCTCCAGGGCCTTAGCTGCATATGGGTTATTGCGGACCAGATCTCGCGCCCGGTTGCGCAGCCATACCAGCGCCCCCATGAGTTCGACATTGGCGTCTGTCGAAGCGGCATACCATCCATGGACACGGCGGCCAGCCGTGGCACCTTCATATCGAAAGCTCTCAACGTCTCCAAGCAAGCGCCGCGTAAGGGCAGAACGCGGGTCTTCCAGCGACCGCGCAGTCCAGTCCCGTCGCAGCATCGGAAACCGCGATGCGGTTTCGCTTACCGTCTCCGCGCTCTGCGGTCTGATCGTTATGGTTCTGGCGGCCATTAGAAGTCGTCGAAGCGTTTGAGTTTGAATCCTGGCTCGACTACGAAGAGGTCAATCCCGTACTTGTTGAGAAGATATTGCCGTTGCTCATTGAGAGCCATTTCGGCGTCACTGCCCGGCCTCACTTCGAAGTTGACTTCCAGGACATACAGCTTGGAAGTCTGGCTGCGCTTCGGTTTCCGCCGCATCAACCCAAACAGAGTTTCAGGGACATGAAACAGGCGCTCCAGCAAAGATGGGGAAGCCTGGCCCATTGGCACAATTACGCCTGACACTATTTCCGCCTGCGCTCATTGACGGGAGGCCTGACGGGCTCCGTGAAGTTCTCAGCAACTGGACGTACGGATTCCGGGATCAGCGTTTCCCGGTAAGTCTTCCCTGTTGGCTGAGCCGCAATCTCAACGGGCTTAAATACCTTTTCGAAGTTCTTGCACTGCGGATTCGTACAGGTAAAATTGCCAGCGTCGTTAATCACCAAAACGTGGGCGCGGCACTCACACTGAATGAAAGATGGGTCGATTCGCATGTTACCAATCTCGATCTGAGAACGGCGTGGGGCCGGATGGACCGTCGCCGCGTTTATGTTGCGCCAGAGAAACGCGGGACGCCGCGCCGCCCAATAGGGCAATCTGATCGTCTACCTCGGAAATCGCCGCACGAATCTCCGCGATGGATCTGTTACGGACGCTATGGTCAGAGAAGTGGACCTCTGCCGGGGCACCGAGGGACGTAACCAGCGCATCCCGAGCCGCCTGCAATTGCTGAAGCGTTAACGCCATTTACGGCTTCACCGCGATTCGCCCGACCACTGAACTGGTATCGCAACTCCAGGTCATCCCGCCGTTGGCCGGCACGCCGTACACCTGCCAAACGTACTGAGTGTTAGCAGGGATGCTGATTAAGTCCGGGATCAAAGAAACTGCCCCATTCGGGTCCTGATCTTTGATCGTGCAGTGAACGGTTGACCCGTTGTTGTTAATCAGGTTGATGGTGAACACGCGATACTGCGTCGTGGTGATGGACGTGGGGCTTGTCGGAATGCTGGCGTTCTTGAAGATCACGTTGAGCGACTGATCGGGATCCCGCGTGATCGTTTGGGTGGTCTGCGCCAGCAATCCGATGGATCCAGCGAGAACGAGAAAAAGTGTCTTCACGACAACCATCCTTTCCGCCGCTGAATCCACGGCGTTCTTTCAATGCGTTCGCGTTCGATTTCAGGAGGGGCCGTGACCGCTTCCGGCTCCTCGCTTTCACTGACCACAGCCACGGCCATCACTGGCACCTTCGGCTGCGTGACCCCATACCGTTTTTCCAAGCCGTCCCATTCGGCTTCGGTGATTCGCCCGTCAATCCCGCACAGGGATGCCATCGCCCGATTGCCGACGTGCGTATCGACCGGCTCATTGCGGACTGCGGGATCCCGCTCCCAATAAACCTTTCCCTTACTCACCTTCCGCGATTCGGAGCAGACCTGCCGGTAAAACTCACGCTCTGGATAGGGATAATGACAGCGGCCAGACTGCGGGATGCCGCCCTCAAGCGGAACGATTTTCAGCGCGTCATAGAACTCCTGCTTTGCAAAGCCGGTGCCGATGTGCCAGATACGAAGTCCGCCACGGTCACGCGCGGCCTCGGTCTTCGTTACGCTGTGAATCAGTTTGAGGTTGTCCGGTTCGCCCTTCGTACATGCCACTGTCCGAACATTCGTGATGCGCGTGAAATTGGTAGGGTCGTCATGATGCGGACGGGGATGGCGAGCTGCGTACTCGTAAACGGTAGAGGCGCTGAATCCTGTATCAATTCCCATCACCATAATGGGCATTGAGACGCCCGATTCATGTTGCCAGTCCCGGGCCAATAGCTCGTCAAGCGCATCCCACAGTTCCGGGCTGCTCGATTCCAGGGGCTTCGGATTTGGGCCATCCGTCTCACATTGGATGACTTGGTAGAATACCGACCAGTTTTCTTTGCCGCGGCCCCAGGCTTTCAATTCGAAGTGGAGGGAATATTTCTGCACGTCCACGAATGCCGTGAGGAACAGACCACGCGCTGGCACAACGCCAGGCTCATACTTCTCATGGCGCAGCCAGAGTACCTCATCGTCCATGACTTCGCCGGGCTCGTCCTCCCAGACCTCCCCGAGCGCCTGCATGACGAAAACTTTGAGAGCAGTGCGGTTATTCTGCCCCTGCGCCGCTTCCCAATCTGCCGCCATGGTCGCCCATGAATACCAGCCCAGAGGACTGTATGTTGCAGGGAGGTGGAACGATACCCACCGCTCCTCTTCCATGGTGCGAAAGATCGGTTCAAGCGATGGCAGATCAGCCTTGGCGAATCCCGTTTCAGCCAATTCTGGCTTGGTCGCAGTCGCCACCCAAATGCCGGCAGAAAGCATTCTGCCCTTGTAGCGCTCCGAAATCAGTTCGTTGCAGCCTACGCAGAGAAGCCCCGCCATCTCGTAGCGGGCCTCGCGGTCCTTGCGTGTCTCATCGTCTCTTCGTTTCGGCCACTTCAGGCGGCTGAAACTGATCTTCTGGTAATGCCCACAATGAGGACATGGGACGAAGTATACCCGCTGGTCGCCAGCCTTGAACTCCCGGCTGATGCGCGACGTCGACGCCCCTACGGGAGTCGAGATCATCAGCATTTTGCCGCGAGGGAAGTTCTTGAAGCGATTCTTAAGGGACGTGACCGGATCGCCTTCACCTTCGGCATCACCTTCGAAACCGTCTACCTCATCAAGAACGAGATCGCCGGCCGGCGTCGACCGCTGCTTCGCGGCAGAACTCGACCAGGCGAACTTGATGAACCCGCGACCACCCGAAATCTTCTTGTTGAAGATCGTATTGCCTGAATCGCGGCTCTTTGCCGGAGCAATCAAATCTTTCAGCGCGGGAGAATGCTCCATCATCTGATCAAGGCGCGTCTTCGACCACTCTTCGGCAACGCCCTGAGTTGGCAGAACAATCAGGAAGGAACTCGGGTACTGGTGCATCTTGTACCCAATCCAATTCAGGGCCGCCTCGGTTGCCCCAAGCTGTGACGCTTTCATCATTGCAACCGTACGCGCGGACGATGTGGGGGAAAGGCAATCCATGATCCCGCGCAGATAAGGCGTCCGTTCCGTACGCCACTCACCCGGCTGTGGCGAAGGCGCCGCGACGAACCGATACCGATCTGCCCACGCCGAAACGCTCAGAATTGGCGGTGGCTTGAGTCCCTGATTCCAGGACTCGTTAACGATTTGGACAGCGGATGGCACCTAAGCTGCTTTCTCCTGAACTGCCAATGTGCTGCGGGACTCCAGATACTTCCGCACTTCCACGTCGAGAGTGATGAACATGTCCCTTTCGGGAACGCCGAACTTTGCCGCCATCTCAGGCGCTATGCGGGCAGGCCAGTTCAGAAGAGATTCCCTTTCGGCCATCGCCCGTTCCGTCTGTGCTTGTCGAACGTCCTCCGCCGAAACCAATTCGCCGCGGATCTTCTCGTTCTCCAGGCGCATTTTTTCCGCCCTGTGCGCGAGGACCGCCTTCTCCAGATCGTTCTTGCTGACCTTTTCGAGATCCTCGGGATTGATCGCTTCGGGAGCCGCTATTTCTGCTGGCGCGGAGATCTCCCGGACCTTCTTCGGCTTTGGAGCCTTTACCGCCTTCGGCTCATCCACCACGACCTGCGGTACGCCACGCTTCGGGGGTCCGCCGCGCTTCGATCCCAGCGTCTCACTCAGGCGCTTCTGCACTTCCGCGAGATCCCAGCCGCCATCGATGCGGACTGGCAATTTCCCTTCGCGCTCATACTGATAGATCATCTGGCGCGAGATGCCGAGTGCCTTTGCGAGTTGGGTGGGGCCTAGCATGAATGCTTTCAGCAGCGCGCCATGATCTGCACTTCATCGCGCTTTCGAGTGTGCACGCTACCGTCAGATAAAAATATGGACGCCGTTTCTCCTTCGATGCGAACATAATCCGCACAGAATAAACATGCATCAGCGCCGAATGCCACAACGACCAATGGAAGCGTACCACCGCCACCACTGGTTTTCCGCACGATAACAGCGGGCCGGAACCGTCCGCTAGAGTCGAAGTCTGTCCGTCTCTGCCACGGTGCCAACTGAAGTGCTCGGGTGGGCTTCCACCTGCCCATCTCTTCGGATACATAGATGTAACCGGCCCTCGCCATGCAGCCGCGCGGGGCAAACTCATCGCATGCGGCCACGGCGTAACTATTGGGGTCCACCTCGCGCCGATGTGCGCCCAATCCCAGCGCCGCCATCACAGCGGCAAAGAATGATCTGCGATCCATAGCTACCTGCGAAACACTGGAGGCCCGCTTGGCATACTGCCAACCAACCCGAACAGCAGGTAGATAAGCCAGATCGCCACCACGACGATCACAACCACCCTGATGATGCGGGCAATAGCTGGGTCCAAAGGAAACTGATTGATAGCCCAGAGAACTACCCCGACTATCAGTAGGACAAGTAATACCTGTAACAATACAGCAGGAAACATAAGTACTCCTTATTTCCCAACAGCCTGAAGGGATGCCGCGAATCTGCTCTGCTTCCAATCCCGGTAGATCAGGTACGCGCCCCGCACATTTTCATCGCCGTGCGCTTCGATCGCTACCACTGCATTGCTGACCGCAGCCACAGTTATCTGGTTCGCGTCGGTCAACTCCTCAACGGACCAATTCGTCCTTGCTGCGATATAGGAGATGGCTTGCCAGATGTTCATGAGCGCGGCCCAAAAAGGCTCCGATGGACCGCGCCCGCTCTGGCCGATCCTCCGCGACTCCTTTTCCTCGCTGGGAGGGTCACAACAAGGACTTGCGCCGGGATTCTGTTCCCACGCTCCCGGTGGCGCGGTCACTGACTAAGCAGCCAGCGGCAGGGCTTCCTCGTAAGAGTTGGCCGTTATGGTTTGCGCCTTCAGAGTCGGTCGCCTGCTCACTGCCTCCATTGCACTTCGCGCATCCCGTCGAAACCGATACACCCCCATATGGAGGCGGACGCATCGGTTGCCAACACGCAAACCGACACGGAGCCGCCGTGAATTGGTGGAGGTGCTGGGAGTTGAACCCAGGTCCGAAATGGCATTATGCAACTTCAACGGCAATCTCATTACTGGCGTCCGGGTTAGGTCCCCGGTAGGCTGCGAAGCAGGATTCAAACTAGCTGGCAGCCCGGTTGGGCGTGCCGTGCCTCTTGCGGTGAGGACCCGCTCCACGCTTCCATCGCTATCCCAATCTACACGTTCTTGCCGCCGCACGGCTCACGCTCCACCGGGAAGGGTACTTTGCCACTGATGCCTTGTCGCGATGCACGATCCGTCGTGCCGACGCCAGTAAACCTAAAAACTTGCGCCGAGCGTACATTGTGTTCGGCTGCCGAGCCACCGCGCGGGAAGCGGCGTGTTCTTGGACACCACAGAGTACGCCCGGAGATTTTACACCGTCTTCGAAAGCACCGCGCCCAAGCCACTACCGGAGAGCCCCACCAGCGGATGCTTGTGCTCCTCTTCGATATCTTTGATCTTGACCGGCGCTCCCTGAGAGCGGAACCACTTGCGCACGCGCATGGTGGCGGCGTGGACCTCGCGGCTACAGGGACCGAGACAGATGTGGCAGTCTTTGGGCTTGCTCATTCCTTTTTCAAGAGTTGCTCCAGCCATTCGATCTCGGCGCGGTCACCATCGGTGATGGAAGGCACCCACTCTGCCACTCCGGGGCCTCCCATAGTGTACGTCCCGTCGGGAATCGGAAAACTGAAGTTATCTTCCACTGTCTTTCACCTCATCGAGTTTGAGGGCATCCGTGATTACATCGGCACTTGGGAGTATTGCAATATTTGGTGCAGTCTGATCCACGATCATGGGTATCGCAACTCCGCTTACATGCGCAATTGGATTTGTAACCGCTCCCGTCATAATTTTGACACCACTTCGGGCTTCCCTCGTGCATCTGTCCGGTTACATCATCCCGGCACTCTTCACCCTTGCAGGAGGGGATTTCATTCGTCTGCGCCAACAAAACGGCAACGAATATCAGAAGGGCAAAGCGGGAGCAGTTGAGCGCCTTGTGAATGATCGTAGGTCGGGTCACGGTCTCGATCTGCTCCCGAAGTCGTTAGGCGCGGGCCACGGCGAAGTCTGCCCGCCATGCAGCGTGACGTCGGCGGCAGGCATTGATGGTCACAATAGCCTCACGCTCCGTCAAATCCCGGATTGGCTTGTCAGGAACCTCATAGCCTTCAAGAGTCAAGCCATCCTGCTGGAGATATACCAGCATCAAATGCAATCGTGCGGCGGTGTGCTGCGTCATGCGCAGATTGAAGATCTGGCAGAGAAAACTGGCGATCTTGTTTTTCATGCTGGCTGGCCGTCCTGAACAGGCGAAGAAAGAAAGGTTTCCATCATCGGCCGCACGCTGATAAGGCAAATGCGGTCCTCCCGCGGCGGTGTCGGCGGACGCTTGCCAATGAATAGCCGAATCACATCGCCGGCCGCAGGTAGCCCCTTGACCGCCTTCAGGGACGCGAAGCCGTCACCGCTCACGTACAGTTTGGCCGCTCGCGCCACGGAAAGCGCACGGTGGTCATCTGTAATGAATTCAATGGCTGACGGGCCTTTCCATCGGGCACGACCACGGCTCACATACTCGCCGGCCTTCTTCCGATTGGTCCAGCCTACACCACCATCAGGATTAATTACATGGATAGAGCGCTTGTCTAGGGACACGGGTTTTAAGAGCCTCTGTGGGATCGCTCAGGTTTGAGCGAGGGGTGATACGGGCCGATGCGTGAAAAACAGCACCGACGATTCCACGCTATGGCATGTCACGCGCTCATGTCAAGAAGATCGTAAAGCAAAGGTGTCCATGTAGACATTCGAAACGGAAATGGGCTGTAATGTTTTGGGAGATTTTGGTCGGGCACCCCGGATTCGAACCGGGAATCTCGTGATCCCAGATCACGCGGGTTAATCCGTTTCCCTAGTGCCCGATAGCATGAATTCCAATGCCTCTTCTGGCGACACGCCGACCCACATGCCGGAAGTGGCCAACATCCCGAATAACCCACCAGCTAAATTTGCCACGAACGATTCTGACGGAATACGCCTGCAGAGCCCTTGCCCTTGCATATTTTCGACCACGGCGTGGATCATCTCGTGCAGCAGGATCAGATGCTTGCCGGCCTCCGGTTGGTCTGAATGGATGGCAATCTTCATCGTTTGCCGATCAAGATACCCGAGTTTGCCATCCCCTAGTTCCATTTCTTCGACTGGAATAGTCACGGGAACCCCGTCGACATCATATCCTGCAATGACTTGCGCCTTGATCTTGTCCATCCGCCGACCACCTCCTATTGAGTTACGGGACCCGAAAGTAAATCTTACGGCGCCCCGGAGGCGGGAAAACCGCGCCGCCGTCATCATCCCACCGCTGCTGTTCAGAAATGTTCCATTTGGCAATTGTGGGCTGGCGCAACGCCCTTGCCAGCGTCTCTCCGTAAACCGTCAAAATATGGCCTTGGCAAGCTCGCCGGATCTCATCGGTAAGCGGGGAGGTACGCGATCCGCGGCGGGAATTGCACCAAGCGTGAGCTGGCTTGATCTCAGATCCGACATGATCTCGCGACGGCCGCAATCCGTGATCTGGACGATCTGACCGCAGCATTGGAAACCCACAAATCCAACAGCATTGATTCGCAAAATGTTCAGGTAGCACCTTTACCTTCTCCCCAGAGTCTTAATGGCGAGGACGGCGAGAATCGAACTCGCGACCTGTCGCTTAGAAGGCGACCGCTCTATCCATCTGAGCTACGTCCTCAGTACGGTTAGGGCCTACGTCTTGGTGGTATTCGTGGAAAGGAATTGGGGCCGGGGGTGAGAATCGAACTCACAACATCCGCATTACGAGGGCGGCGCTCTGCCAGTTGAGCTACCCCGGCGAGTGTCGTGCCTGTTGTGGATTCGGCGTTTCCCATTTGATTTGGTAAAAGGCCGTAACCTTTTCGGTCGCGACCCTTTTCCCTGCAAGGTTGTGATCCCAGATAGATACTATCAGGCCAATGTGCTCATGGCAACAACATTTTTTGACATTTACGTTTTGAGCCGCTAAAATCAGCTTTCGGCGACGAAGAGAATATTACTCTTTGGCTGCCTGCCGGCCCGCACGCAACGTGCCTTTTGCGGCTCCACTGACCCACTTTACAACCACTTGACTATGGGCCAAAACGAAGCACGTAAAGTCCCAAAAAAGCTGAAAAACTAAAGTTCAAACGCAATCAGTTTAC